TAGCCCCGATCCGTCAACCACGCCTGTACCGGATTCGGTCAGACCTGATGAACTACTTAGATATAATGGATCTGTTGCCATTGTATCCTCCTTTCATTAAGGGGTTAACTGTCTAAGAAAGAAGGATATGTAAAACTACTTCTTACTCAAACAGACTATCTATATCAACATCAGCATTCTTGATTGCGTTAAACACACCCTGTGTATGGGTAATTTCATCGTGTTTAACACCACCAGTAGATGCTGCACTTTGAGGAAATCTGCTAACATTCTTAACTTGTTTCATCAGATCATCACGGGTCTGCTTCTGAATCTTATCGGCAGCCCCTTCCCTGCTTGTCAGGTAATGAATATCTTCAAATGTCAAGTTTCGAGCATTGGCTTTTTTCATCATTGCGTCAAATTCTGCGTCATCCATGCCGGACTTAGCCTTAAACTCTGCTTCCTGTCGAGCCACTTGGGCTTTCTGAGAACGCACTCCAGTTAAAGCTTTTTCTGCCTGCATACGCTCCTCAACGGCTTGGTTAACATAACCGCCTATGAGATGCTGTGCTAACTCCGCAGATTTTGAACCTTGATCAGTGATAGCCTCGTCTAAGTCGAAGACAAAATCTTCGGGTAAACCGTAGGCTTCTTTGATCGTTTCCTTTGGCTGTCCATCTGATGTAAGGTAATTCTTCATTACCTCTACAGCCCCAGGATCTTCTTTCATCACGTTAATCAGCTCCCTATAAGGTTCGAGCTCTTGTGCCTTCCGAGTCTCGGCTTGGTTCTTCTGATTTTCCCGTGTTGAATCTGAATAACGCTTTTTGTATGGGTTATCATCACTCTCCCATCCATCATCTACAGGAGTCTCTTCTTGAGTCTCCACAGCTTCTTGAGTTACCTCTTCCTGAGGTTCAATAACTGAGTCTGCGTCATCAAAAATAGCAGAGTTTACCTGCCTATCCAACGTGTCAAAGAAATCGGCTGATTCTTTTGTAGGGCCTGACGTATCAGGGTTTCCTTTTTGGTCTGCCATTGTTTCTCCTTATTTATGCTTTAATATATCTTATACTAACTAATTAGGCATTGCTTTTTTTTATTTATTTTCTTTCACGCCATTCTTGGCGGCCAGTTTTGCTTCTTTTTGCTGAGACTTCAACCTCTCACTATGAATCTGAAGATCTCGCGCTAAGTCTTTTTGGTAGTTAATTCTAGCATCTTTCATTTGAATAGATGTACGATCCTGATCCAGTTTAGCCCTACCCGCATCCAGTGTGGCTTTAGCACCAACGTCAAGCACTTGTTTACGCATCGTATGATCCTCCTGTAGTATTTTAGTCTTAATCCCGGCTTGGACCAGTTGTCTCTCTAGAGTTTCAATAGTTCCTTCTAGATCCTCCTTCTCCTTCGCCTGTTTCTCAACCTCTGCCTGTAGATTGGATATGAGGGCTTTACGTTCTGCTATCTTTCGTTTATTACTAATATCTGTTTCAGCTAGAACGGCAATATCATCTACAACACCAAGTTGTAGTAGATCCTTATATTCAGCAAGCCTAGCCCATCTGTTAACAGGCATGGTTGACCCGGAGACTATCCGTATATCGAACTGGGCACTGGCATAGTCATTAAACTTTTCTATATCACCAGTATAATCATTATATAAGGCTTGATTGATTTCAACCTCCTTCATCTCATCCTCTTGCATATCGTTAGGTTGAACAATTCTAAATACTTTATTTATTTGATATGTAGCCTGGGCATAATCCTTAACAACCATCCCGAGCCGTCTGAGGGCCGGTTCAACCGATGTCTTCATCCACCTTTTAACTCTACGGGTTCCGTATTCATCCTGAGCAAGTAAACCCTTATATGTATCATGTTGACTAGCAACATCTCCCTGCATAGAAGAATAAATCCCCGCCAGGTATTCCATATCATCTTTTCCCCCCTCAACAATCTGACCAAAGGCACTAGATAGTGGTTGTGGACTGATTATAGTTGGTGGGTCATACCCATGCTGAATTGGTAGGAGTGCTCCGGGGGCGGCAGCATTCTGTTCCCATTGTTTAGTATCTATAGAACCTTCGTAGTACATATATCTCTGACTTCCACCAAGAGATGTATTATGGACCATAAGTTGGTGAGATTTATTAATTTCTTGTTGCTTTCCAACAAGTGGAGCCACGGCACTAATAGGGTAAGGTGTACCGGTCCATCTATAATGAACTGGTATAATCGGATAATCTTCACCAGGTAAAAACGACTCATATATTAATTGATCACCAATAACACATGTTACCTGAATCTTAGCCTGATAAAACTCAACTGCCGATTGAGTAATTTTCCCAAGCTCACCTTCTTTAAGAATGTCATATTCAGCCTTACTTATAATCTGATTACCTTCCTGTGTTACAGCCTCATTAGCACTTTTAGTCATTTCATCTTTTGCGGTCTTCAACGTCTCAGTCATTTTTTTCTGTAACTTTTGCCTTTCAAGACCATATCGAACCTCTATCATTTCACCTGCCTCAAATTGCTCTTTTAAGGCCAATTCCTGTTCCTGTTGTTGCACATCCATCTCTGCAATAAACTCCCTCATTTGCACTTCAATCTGCTGTGCGATGGCCTCCTGTTGTTCTTCAGTTGGTTCTGTTTTATAAAATACATTAACATATGGATCTTTAATTTTCTCGTATACTTCGTAATAATCAATAAGTGGATCGTCCTCTCCTTCCACGTCAAATGCATTGTGAATATCTATTGGTTGAATATCGTCACCCTCAGCCCTACTGCTGAAATTATTAACCATAGGGGATTGAGAAGACGCTTTATTGATCTTGGCTTTGCTCTCCGGGAAGATTTTCATTAGATGGGATTTTGGCAATACCTTGTGAATCATAATATATGCAGCATCATCGAAGAACATGCTCCTGGATTTAGGATCTACATATATATCAAATGGATCTAGATTCTCAATCTTAACCTCTCCAAGACCGCGATCAGCATTTGAATCTACATACACACGGAATAGTCCCATAGACTTAGTGCATGAATCCTGAACAACCTGACTAAGTAGTGTTTCGCCTTGACTTTCGTACCAAATGTAATCCATAATATCAGAGTGGACCGCTGCAATCTCAGCATCTGAACCGTCCACTCCAATAGCCTGCCATCTAGGGGCATTAGCCGTGGCATAGTAAGTTAACATTTCTATAATGGGAATAATCCTATTAATCGTAAATGTGGGCATCCCCGCATCTTCGAGGGATTTCTTCTCCGCGGCTGTAAGTTGATTATCTAGAAAGAAGTCATGGGATCTCTGATTCACAACCTGCCACTTCTGTCGGTGTTCCCCGCTTATCGCTTTGTACAGATTGAATACTCTTGCCGCCTTCTTGTTCATCTTTGACATCTTCTTTATCCTCGATTATTGGTACATGAATGTGATCCACGTCACAGTACGTTGGGCACGAATATTCCCCCATTGGTTGTTCATCCAAATAATCACCAAGCCAACCAAGCCATATAAAAAATACTGCAACTATTAAATTTGCAAGTTCGCCTGCTCTTACCCCATTTCATCATCATCATGCCACTATCCAACTTTTTGGTTGTTGATAGGTGCGCCTATACTCTCCCTCTTCCAATTCTATACCTTTAGGCGGACAACTATATTTTACTGCATATGCCAGGGCATCAATTGTATCATCGTGTGCCATTCTTGGACCAAATGTAACAATCTCATGCTGTAGGTCAAACATATGTTTCTTTATATGTACACTGCCTATTGAAAATCTTTGTGCTAATACTTCCTGGATCCTATCTCTTTTAGAGAGTCTAGTTCCGGGTTTTTCTTCTTTAAATTTAACTGAGAAGTCGTTCCTACGTCTCATTTCAGATATAAGTGACTGAAATACTGCCCTAGACATAGTGGTGTCTTCAATTACAAATAGCTTGGGATGGTAGATACGACAGAAGTCAAATATATAATCAACAATGCCCTTCTGATCCTCTCCCGGAATTCCAAGAACCGGAAGCCCGCGCTTCCGCAGATAGTCTAGTACATATAGATTATTATTAAGATCCACCGCAATTAATATAATTACACTGAAATCACTGTCACGTCTATCGGAGTCGGTTGCAGGGTCTACTCCCGCATACACTGAAACTGGTTCCTTTTTACCATCCCTTAGCAGGTAGCAAATCTCTTTTTCCTCATCATACTCAAAATTTCCATCCCAATACTTTATATGCCTCATATTAAAAATAGAATCCTCAGCCGACTGAACTTCCATATGATATTCCTGCCAGTATTTATAGGGCATCCCGGAATCGGCATAAAATTTCTTCTTTTCCTCAAGTTTTTCTAGTGGGAACCAACTATGCCATAGTGCAGCACCATTTGATTGGATTGCCTTATACAATATTACCTTCCATGAGAATTCTTCATCGCCTTCCTTTGCAGCTCTTTGGCTATTGATGATGAGGTTGTTAATAAACGAATCGTAATGAACAGGTGTACCGTTAATACGGAGGCGACCACTATGAGGCTCAAGAGCAGGGTGAACAACGGCCGTAACCATATTAGAATTTTTGGACCTAGCGTCCGGAGTGATGGTATTATTTTCATCTTCAAAATCATCCAACACAATAAGGTCGTACCTTTTATGAAGCTTAGCACCACCTCTAATCCCTGAGATATTCGATTTCGATATGAGTTTACAACCATTCTTTAACTCTATATCTGTCTCTGTCCATTTTCTACCTTTCAACTCTCCAAAATAATATTTTATCTTATCGTTATACTCCAGGTGAGTTTTAACATAATCCATATTTCCAACTGATAATTTCTGTGTAGCTGAAACCCATCCATAAAATAGTGGCTCGGTCGCAAACAAAAATCCATGTATAATATCCGCTTTTGTTAAAACTGTCTTTCCATGACCCCTAGGCATAATAACTGCCAGGTTAGGATGAGCCCAGTGGCCATCCTGCCTTTTTTTGAACATAGCGTCTGTAATTTGGTAATGGAAAAAAGGTGTTTCGCTTCGGGTAAAATCATCAGGTAAAAATAATTTACCAAATGCAATCAGATCCTTTTTTGCTAATTGGAGAGCTTCTTCCTGTTCCGAGACATTATGCAAATTAATATTAGCCACATTATTCTTCTTCTTCAGGTTCCATAGCACTCTCATTCTGATAGTTCTGCATACCTCTAGCACCCTGCCTGTTGTAGTTTCTAACGGCAGCCGCAGTTTTGGGACCATAAAAATCGTCTACCTTCAATTGGGGATCCGCACCCGCATCATTTAAACCTGTCTGTATTTCTGCGGTCTTACCAGTCATCTTATTAAAACCCGCCCCAAGAGCCTCCATTGTACTGCCACCTGCAATCTTTGTTTTTACAGCCGTAACAAGAGCCCCCCGCTTAACGTGTTTATTCCAAAATTTCTTAGCCTTTTTGGGAGGAGTAAAGGTCTTCTTGCTCATTAATAGATGTTCTGCTCTTGTTTAGCATTAAACTCATCTACAGCACCCCTAGTTTTAGGACCATAGTCACCATCTACCTTGAGAGGCGGAGTTGCACCCTGATCATTAAGACCGGTTTGTAAACTCTGAACCTTCGATTTACCAAAGAGTCCGCCCTTACCTTTTCTACCCGCAGCCTTGGATCCTTTAGCATTTCCAAACATACCCCACTGTCCTTTTGAGGGTCTCCAGGTATTGCCGCCACTTAATTTACCTTTAGCGTTGCCAAATACACCAAATTTACCCTTGGAAGGTCTCCAGGTATTACCTTTACCTTTAGCCCCCGCATCACCCATAATACCAAATTTACCCTTAGAGGGTCTCCACGCACCTTTTGCCATTTACTTATCTCCTTGTTCTAATTGTGGTCTCTCGGCCATTTCTAGTTGAGCAGGGGTAAAACCTTGATATCCTACCACCTGAGTGACCTGTTGTTTCTTAACTACACCAAAAGCATCCCAAAGCATATTGAGAGCCTTCAGGCGGTCAGAATCGTTCTTTCCATTATCAAAGACATCCTTTGCACCGGAAACAAGATAGTTAAGGTCAATTTCGTTCTGATCAAACACGTCCTGCAATTCTTCACTTATCAAAGCCTGTATCCTTCCAGTTTTAATTAAAAGAGTGGACATCCGTTTCGCGTATGCCCTATTCTCTGTATTAAAGACACTAAGGTATATATCGACTATATCCTCACCTGACTTCCCAAACTTACCACGGGCCTGCGAAACCCCAACCCTGCGTGCGAAAATTTTTTCCTTAACAGTACACTTTTTCCGATTCGCGAGCCTGTCATACCAGGTTTCACCACTGAGTGAATATATATCCTTATTCCGTTCAGTGTCCATCTTAGTCCCTTTTGAAGTCACAAAGGTTCCTGTACAAGTTCCCAGGATCGTCTTACCATGTAAGGATTCCTTCCTGAGTATCTGAATCACAGAACCGTCATCGGCTTGAACCCAGTCACTAATGCAACCTCTACGCCAGTTTTTCTTGGGCTTGATTGTCTCCGGGATCTCCGTTAGGTCATCGTAGACAGGGTGATATGTGCCGTTAACCTTATATTCTCTCATAGTCTGTACCTTCACCCTTTAAACTTAATTTTAACTAAGATACAGAACAAACACAATAATAGTGGTAACACCCGCGTAACATATATGTGTGCCGGTGGGGGAGGGTGGGGGAACCTTTGAGTGAAACCTTAAAAAATTATATGCGGGCTTTTTTTTGCCTAAATTTTACCGCTAACTTGGCATACAACCGGTATAAATTACACAATCTGTTTAATTGCCAACGGTGTATTTACTATCTTTTTTACCAGTTT